AGCGGACAGCAGAAGAAGCACGCATTCAGGCGACTTCCGAGAACTCGATGCTCGATACGATGGTCGGCAATATCGACGAAGCGTTTACCGCAGTTCTCTATGACTGCCGAGCGTTCATCTCGCCAACAGATGCCGAGATTGTATTCTCTCTGAATGACGACTTCTACGCGGACACTATCGCGCCGCAGGAGATTATGGCAATGATTCAGGGCAGCGACGCGGGTGTAATGCCGAAGATCGACATCGTGCGCCGTCTCATCGATGCCGGGTGGATACAATCCGAAGGCACGCCGGAAGACATTCTCTCGGATATCACTCAGGAGTCGCCGCTCTAAATGAGTGCTAACGACTATCTGCTGGATGCTGGGATAAAGCACCAGATATACGTCCAGCGCTACGCGGGCGGGCAGGTGAAAGATCTGGTCAAGTATCTCGACGATGCTCAGGCCGAGATTCTTGGCAAGCTCGACGGCGTGGATTCTCTGGCAGAAAGTCGGTCGCTGCAACGCAAGCTCGACCAGATAACAGCGCTACAAAGCGACGCTCTGGAAAAACTGAGCAAAGGAATAACCGATAACGCCGCAGATTTCGCGGAGTATGAGGCAGAGTTCGCCGTAAAGACGATGAACACGGCCGCAGCGGCATCGGTTACGCTTCCGGCATCCGAGCAACTTAGGGCGTTAGTGACTCAGGCTCCGATGCAACTGGCAATCAGCGGCAAAGCGGGAAGCACGATTCAGTCGCTAACACTGGGCCAAGCGGCGACGCAGTTCTCGAAAGACAAAGCAGCAGAGATCACTCGAACGATTCAGCGCGGAGTGGTTGAAGGTTCGACGGTTCAATCGCTGACCCGGCAGATCGCAAGTGTTACGAATAAACACAAACGACAAGCCGAAGCGCTGGTTCGAACTAGCGTCAATCACATCTCGTCGGAGGCTCGCTCAGCAGTAAACCGGGCGAATGACGATATTCTGAAGGGCGAAGAGTACGTCTCGGTTCTCGATGGCCGCACGACGATCGGCTGCGCAGCGCTGGATGGCAAGATACTCGGGTTCGACGAGCCGCCATTCACTCCGCGCCATTGGAACTGCCGATCTCTTCGCGTCCCGGTGCTAAAGGATGAGTATCAAGAAGGAGGACTCGAAGGAACCCGGGCCAGCGTTCAGGGGCCAGTATCAGCAAAGCGAACCTACAGCGGATGGCTGAAAGATCAGTCGCCAGAGTTTCAAAACGGAGTTCTGGGGCTGGAGCGGGCAAAGATGTTCAGGGCCGGAAAGCTAAGTCTGGATGATTTTGTGGATTCTAACGGCAATCCGATCTCTCTGAAGCAGCTACAAGTGCTAGACGGTGCGACAAATGTGCGCAAGACGCCGAAGGTCGTTCCGAAGCCGACTCCGGGCACTGGCAAGATACCCGGGCAAGCGAAGAAGTTCGTTCCGGCTAAGACGATCAAAGAAGCAGAGAAGTTCGCTATCGATAATGATCTGGCGAGAGTTGCTAAGTTCGGCAAACTGGACGTCGCTATCGCTAATGAGATGAATCAATCGATGCTAGAGAACATCGAGCGAATGCCCGCTCTAAAGGGGCGAATGAGTTTCATCGGATCAGCGCAAGAGAACGGACGACTCTGGAATGAAGGCAATTTTCAATACACGCTTTTCCAAGTGAGATCAATGTATCCAAACAAAAGCGAAGAACAGAAATATGCAATCGCCAAAAAATACGCAAAGAAAACAAAAACATCGGGGAAGACTTACGCATTCGCTAGAGATAAAAATCGCGGAATAAATGCTGATTTCTTCAAAGACGTGGACGGCATCGCTTATAACGAAGCATGGGGTAAGAAAGCGTCAGTCGATAAATTCAAAGCATCTCTGGCTAAAGATGTCGAAAGTAAATGGCATCCAGAGGGAACCGCTACTCTTCGATCAGTAATGGATCACGAGATCGGTCACCAGATAGATTATATGCTGGGGCTTAGCAAGAACCCCGATCTACAGAAACTATTTAGGGAAAACCGGGAGAACATGGGCGAAGTTCTGAGCCGATACGGAAACAAGAATATCGCCGAGTTCATCGCCGAGAGCTGGGGTGAATATATTAACAATCCAACGCCGAGACCATTGGCGAAACAAGTAGGGGACTTGATGAATGCCGAATACGCAAAGCAATTCAAAGATTTTGGATCTTGATCTAATAGACCCGGACGAGACTATCTCAGACGTTTACTATTCGCTCGATGATGCTCTCGAAGTCGCCAAAGAGTTCCCGGAACTAGAAAAGGGCGTTCTGGCGATACTAAAAAAAGACTACGATATAGCGGAGGGTAAATGAAAACGAAAATTCATGTAAATCAGCACCATATTAGAGCAAACAGCAAAGGCCAAGACCTGCCAGTTCTTACGGTGAAAACCTACAAGCAAAACATAAAGTGCAATCAAGTTCAGATAAACGGCCCGAGCACGGTTGTTTATAGCCCGGAAAAACCGCTTTCGTGCGGGGCGAAGGTCTGGATAGAAACCGAGTCGGAAGTTTTGACTGGTTAAATTCGCTAAAATTTGGCAAATATGTTCACTTTTGGCGAATAGTGCTATAATTCACGCAACGCTGCGGGGCAGCATAAAAAATGTACGGGGTACAGTATGGGCTTACAATACGCAGTCGAAGATCTCGAAGGTCTCGACGAAGCAGTTCAATCTCTTTATGAACAGGACGGTGATCGATATATCTTGAGAGTCGAAGGCATTCCCCAGCCGGAGGATACCAGCGGACTCAAAAGCAAAGTCCAGCAGTTAATGGACGAAGCGAAAGAAGCAAAGCGACGCGCCAAAGAGCTGGAGTCGCAGAAACAGCAGCAGGAGATGGAGACCGCTCAGGAAAAGGGCGAATTCAAAAATCTCTGGGAACAGGCTCAGGCTAAACTTGCCGAGAAAGACAAAGAGCTGCAAGAGTTCACGACAAAGATTCAGCAGAAAGACATTAACATCGCCGCACGCAGTATCGGAACGCAACTAGCGAAGTCCGACGCAAAGCGAGCGGAGGTACTTGCCGATTACGCATCACGTTATGCTCGGCATGATGGCGAGAAGGTTCAGTTTTTAGTGGGCGGGATGGAAGTAGACTCATCCGCACTGATGGATCATCTGGCAAAAGAATTTCCGTTTTTGGTTGACGGCTCATCGGCTACCGGGGGTGGTGCGACGAGTTCTGCAAGTAGCGGGGCTACTAAATCACTTAATCGAGCCGACTTTGACAAATTGGCGGCATCCAAAAAGATGCAGTTCGTTAAAGACGGCGGCATCATCTCTGACTAATAGGTAATTAAATCATGGCTAACACATTAACCAATCTCACTCCCGATCTATACGAAGCGCTTGATACCGTCTCGCGTGAACTGGTCGGTATGATCCCAGCGGTAACACTCGACGCGAACGCAGAGCGTGCGGCCAAAGGTCAAACAATCCGTAGCGCAGTTGCTCCAAGCTCCGCTGCTGCTGACATCGTTCCAGCTCAGAAGGCTCCAGACACTGGCGACCAGATAATCACTAACAAGACTCTGAGCATCTCAAAGTCTCGCGGCGTGGCTATCCGTTACAACGGTGAAGAGCAGCGCGGTCTGAACACTGGCCCGGGCTACAACAGCATCCTCCAGAACCAATTCGCTCAGGCGATGCGCACTCTGACAAACGAAGTTGAAGCCGATCTCACTGCGCTTTACGCTCAGGCGTCTAACGCATACGGAACTCCCGGCACTACTCCATTCGGTACTTCTGGCGATTTCAGCGACGCTTCATTCGCTCTCAAGCTGCTAAAAGACAACGGCGCACCGTTGACTGGTAACCAGCTCGTCGTAAGCTCTGCTGCTGGCGCTTCAATGCTCGGTCTGCAAAGCCGCATCGACGTTCAGGGCAACGATTCAATGCTGCGTCAGGGCGTTATGCTCTCAACTGCTGGCATGGACATCCGCGAGTCTGCGCAAATCAATGCTCACACTAAGGGCACTGGCGCAAGCTACGTCACCAACGGCACTTTCGCAGTTGGCGACACTGCTATCGACATCGATGGTGGTTCAGGCACAATCTTGGCTGGTGACGTTATCACTTTCGCTGGTGACGCGAACAAGTACGTCGTGACTTCAGCTCTCGCTGCTGGCACTGTTACTATCGCAGCTCCCGGTCTGAAAATTGCTCTCGCTGATGGCGTAGCAGTAACAGTCGGTAATGGTTACGCTGCCAATATGGCGTTCAACCGCGACGCGATCGTTCTGGTAACACGCGCTCCGGCTCGCCCAGTTGAAGGCGATCTCGCAGAAGACGTTATGCTTATGACTGATCCGCGTTCAGGCATCACTTTCGAAGTGTCAATGTACAAAG